TCCGGAGTCATTCACTGATGAGTACATTTCCACAGAAGAGTGCGCCCGCAGGCTAAGTGTATCAGATCAAACAATTAGAAATTGGATTTTTGCAGGCAAACAAGCCAAAGGCAAAGGATGGGTTGAAGGAATTCATTACGTCAATATTGCAATTGACAACAATAAACGAGCAGTGATCCGTGTCCCATGGACGCAACTAGTGCAATCATTTGCTAAAACTAAAGAAATAGATATTACTGACGTAAGAAATCCTCGGATGTATCAATCAACAAGAGTAGAGGAACCTCAGCGTGACGAATAGATTTCAAAGCATAGAAATACATAAGATCACTGTTGAGAACTATTCTCAATTGCTGCCTGAATCTTTGGTACTCCAGCTAGAAGATTTTATGCCACCCTTTGGTTCGTTTGATGACGGGTGCATCCAGCGATACCTGGAGAATATTAAAAAATTTGAAGAAGAAGATATTAATTCGGGCATGACCCTTGCCAATAGATTACGTTTAGCATTTAAAGATTTAGTCCCGGATACGATCTGTGGTAAATTCCCGCAGGCAGAACTTCCCTTGAAAAGGCGTTTGCGTTGCGTAGCCGAATACTTGATTCGCGCCGGGGAATTTGATAAGATGAAAGACGAGACTGGCAAGTTGGTTAAAAAACGAGGAGTTCTTGGCAAACTTGTCGTTGTGTACCAACCCCTACCTAAACTGACTGAAGCACTCCTTAAGCAAGGACTTATACCCAATGAGCCGCCGAGAGAAGTTGATAGCCCAGGCTCTTGAGGGCAAAGTTGATGAGACCAGCGGAAAGATGCTTGATGCTGTTGTCAAGCTCGTATTGGGTGATCTGGCTACGGTCTACAACCGCTTCTGGGAATCGGAAGGGCCTGGCGTGATGTGCTTCCAGCCATCCAGCCAAGATCGTTCAATGTTTTTTCTTACGCTTAAAGAGTTGCACGCAGCCGAAGAATTGTGTGAACAAGAAAACAACGGTGACTTGGCCGAAACATTTAGACGCATCCTTGGCGCCGCACAAAAAATTAACCCAGAAGAAAAGGCTGGTTACATCATTAACGATGAGGAAGGCATTCGCTATTTGGAAATAGACTATAACCAGCAATCGGAATCCTGATGGGCGCACCGTTTAGAAAAAAAGTTGAAGACCGTGAGCTAATCACTAACACGGATTTGGCTTGTGCTGCCCACTCCCTTATGGGAAGCATTGACCTGGATCCTGCTAGCTCACGTGTTGCCAATGAGTTTGTAGGTGCAGATAAAATTTACACACCACAAGATGACGGATTAAATGTCCAAGAATGGGCAGGAAAAGTTTACTTGTTTCCACCAAGTGGCGCTTACTTTTTTAGTAAAGATTTGGATAAGTGGAAGCTGACTAGAGCTTCGTCTCCATCCCTGATCTCATCACATTCTGTATGGTTTAAAAAACTTTACAAACTTTGGATTGCCGATGTGGTGACCGAAGCCGTGTACTTTACCAATTGCATGGACATGATTCGGTATGATCAACGCATTTTTGATTTTCCAATTTGTTTTCTTAAGACGCCTCCCATATTAAAAATGAATTCAAGCGAAGGGGTAGGCAACCACAAAACAGGTACGTGCTTTGTGGTGTACCTGCAACCAAAACGCAATTGCGCTGCTGCTACCGAAAGATTTATAAATATTTACTCGCCAAAAGGCAGGATAGTCTGTTAATTTTGTAGACTACTAATGAGTGGAAAAAACGATGAGCATTCTTTGCGACCGCGAGATCAAGGAACTGGCAGAACAAGAGGAAATGATTAGCCCGTTCCAGGATCGGCTGGTCAGCGAAGTAGATGGTCGCCGTATCCTAAGCTATGGGCTTAGTTCGTATGGATACGATATTCGTTTGTCGCCCAAACAGTGTCTAATCTTTGGGCGGATTCAAAAAGGGGATTGCGACCCCAAAGACTTTGATGCTGATATCCTAACAAATGCAGAGTTACTGGAAGATGAAAAAGGCCAATATTTTATTTTGCCACCATATGGATATTGCCTTGGTGTCGCGCAAGAACGTCTTAAGCTTCCAAGGGATGTCACTGTTGTTGCGGTAGGTAAGTCCACTTACGCACGATCTGGAATTCTGGTAAATATTACGCCAGCAGAAGCTTGCATGGCGGAGGATACAGATATCTTGGCAAGAACCGGCTGGAAAAAATTAAAAGATGTAATCATCGGAGAAGAAGTATTGACTTTAAATCCAATCACAAAACAGTCTGAGTACAAACCCGTACAACAAAAACAAGCTCACTATTACAATGGAAAACTTCTTCATTTTCATGGTAAATACGTTAATCAATTAGTTACTCCGGATCACAAAATGTGGGCGGCAAAACGTTTGGTTCGAGTAGAAGCAGAAAGAACTGGCTGGGCAACAAAACAAAAAGGCTTGCGCCGTAAACAAGAAAGTCACTGGGATTTTAACCTTTTACGCGCAGATGAAATCCATGGGGAATGGAATTATTATCTCAATCGGGATATTAGCTGGATTGGTAGTATACCCTTAAGCACAACGCAAATTGGCAAACACATTATGCCAACAGAGTTTTGGCTGCGTTTTTTAGGAGCCTGGATGGGAGACGGAAGTGCTTATGCAACAAGCAATGGTAACTATATTGTTAAGCTAGCAGTTGTAACTAAACCTAAAAAACGTTTGTACTTCCGGTGGATTTTAGAAAATCTAGGCTTTGTGTTTAGAGAAGAAGAACGTGGTTTTTCGTTTAACTCCAAAGATATTGTTGATTACCTTATGCCATACAAAGGTGCTCATAATAAACATCTTCCGCTTGAAGTAAAAAATTTTAATGCTGAGCATTTGCAATACGTAATTGATGGCATGATGCACTCAGACGGGAATATTGAAACCTCTACTTATGCAAGCGTTTCTGAAAAGTTGGTAGATGACTTCCAAGAAATTTGCTTAAAGGCTGGCTATAATTGCACAAAATGGATGCAGAATAAACCTATATTTGACTCTGCTCCAATTAAAACGTATAAAGCCAGATTTTCAAAAGCAAATGTAACTCCAGCAAAACTAACACCAACCAAAAATATGTCTACTGTGGATTACAGTGGCATGGTCTACGACATTACCGTAGACAATCATATTTTTTATTCTCGTAGAAATGGGCGGGCGTCGTGGACAGGAAATTGCTGGGAGGGCTACCTTACGCTAGAGATTAGTAACTGCACTGGTTTATTTAATCGTATTTACGCTGACGAAGGCATTACGCAACTATTGTTTTATCGTGGAGAACCCTGCGAAGTGTCGTACCAAGATCGAAAAGGTAAGTATCAAGATCAAAAAAAAGAAATTGTATTCTCTAAGCCATGACTAAAATCTCATACATTGATCTTGATCAACGCCTTGACATATTAGAACTTATCTACGGAGATGTAGTTGAGTTGCGTAACAAAGAACTAAGTGATCGTCTAGTGCGATATCGATCTGACAACATTCAATGGGTTTTAAATATGCTTGAGGAAAACTTTAAACAACTTAGAGATGCTCTTGAAATGGAAGAAGTAAATCACAGAGAATCTTAGAATCCCCTAAAAGTGCCGGAAGAACCGCTTGGTTTTTGTGAATAGTTAGTACTGCCAGTAGTCCCTATCTTGTCACCGAGGGTAGGGACATTAGTTCCCTTGATGCTTGCTTCAGTACGAGGAGTTTTGCCTCGAATGCCTGGCTCATTAATCGATGCGTTTTGCTTGAATCTACCAGATGCTCTGGCAGCGGCAAGAAATTTTTGCGTACGCCTATCTGCACTTTCGTTATTAGTGCCTGCTTTTTCTGCGGTTTGTTTTTCAGACTTATCAAAATTTCTTGTATCTGTTACGTAAGAATTACCAGGATTTCGATCGCTGGTATCAATTGACGATGATCCCCCATGCGAAGTGGGGTCGTAACTTTGTTTAACAAAAGCGTGCCCGCCTTTGCTGTTACTGTTTTGTTCGTTAAATTTTCCCATGATAATATTTTAATTGAAGGTATTTATGTACTGAATATTTCAATGAATACTCCCGATCCGGACGATTTTCTAAATCAATTTATTACCAGTGATGACGAGCTGATTAAGCGAATGGCATGCTGTTGTGATTTTGGTGCCCCAATGGCAACCGCAAAGCATGACGTTCCGATCTATGATCAATATAACCGTGGACTAGCACTGTGTCAGGACAGCAGACCGAGAACGAATTTAGCATTAGAGGGCAATCGACCCGGCGTGACTGGTTCCATTCCGTCGATGGAGGAAGCCCATCTGTATCCAGGGACACTGCCAATGGGGCAGAAATTACTGGTCAACTTGAACCCAACTCCTGTCCTCCGGTAGATTACGGCATTACAACTGAATGTGTTGATGGCGTATGCCCAGTCCCCTGGGCAACAGTTACCAAGGCATCTGTAGCGCCAAAGGGCGATCCAGTAAACCATCCTGAGCATTACACTGCCGGCAAAGTCGAAGTCATTGAAATTCTGGAACAAGCAGTACAAGATGCTCCAGATCCAATTAGCGGCGGCTTGCTGTGGCAAACATTAAAATATTTGTTACGACTTTGGTATAAAGGCAATATGCTGCAAGATGCTAAAAAAGCGCGTTGGTATCTTAATCGCTTGATTGATCGCTTAGAAAGTGACTACGTTTAAAAGGGAACAGGCAAGTCTTCGCCGTCGTCATCGTCCTCTGTACAGGCGACGGCAAGCGCCTCTAACTCAATATCCGTTGGAATATCAAACTCAAGAATAATATTTTCGTTTTCCATGATGGTCTTGATTGCTTGCCATTCCATTAATCTACGGTAGTACAGATTAAGTAATGCGGCACGCAGTTCATCCCAGGTCATTTCCTCTGCAGCAAGCTCAGCTTTCCGCATAGAAAACTGTAATTCTAATGGAAGTTCAAATTCCTTTGGTTCTGGAAAATCTTCCATTGGAATCAACAAGCTTTTGTGATTCTATTCTAAGCCCGATCTCCATGCCAACAGTCTCCTGGAAACTGAAAAAGACTGTCAAGCGATTCGTCGTTTAGTGGCACCCAAGGGTCTTTAGTAATAGAAAAATTATTTGCAAATTCCGCAAGAACGTAAGGGTTGATTTTTTGCTCTAGCTTGCGAATGGCGGATATTTGCTCAGTGGACGCAGCGTAACTCCTAAACGCAGTCAGCAACAAATCTTCACATTTGGGTATGGCTTGCTTTACTTCAGTCAAGAACAACATGCTTTCTTCTCTGCGGCGTTCCAGAAGACCTCCAATTACCTGATGTTCTTGATCAAAAATCCACTGAGAAAATTCTTCTACAACACCAGCCCAATCTTCAACTTCAATGCAGTCAATTAGTGCGCTATACAAAAATGGTTTCCAGCCTACCGAATGAATAAATGA